ACAGCAACTAGTAGGTAAACAAGAGAACACCAAGATTGAGGGTGAGAATGTTAATGTCAATCAGACAAAGAAAGAGACTGATACCAGCATTAACACATCAAAAGTAGATAGCCTAATACAGAATAACACAAATGTACCTTTATGGTATTTATTGTTGTTGGTATTAGGGTGGTTACTTCCTAGCCCACAAGAGATATGGAATGGGTTTGTCGGATCAATAGAAAGAATAATACATGGCTCGAACCGTAAGCGCAGTAGCAAACAGAACAACAGCAGATAAGCATACGCTATACACTGTTCCTGCTAAGAACACTGGGCTATGGAACATGATGTACATTATCAGTCTTGTTGGTAATGAGACTCCTAAAGTGTACTGGTACGATAGCCATACGTCAACTGAATATTTTATTGTTGGCGGTAAGAACTTAGGTGTTGGTGAATATATCTTATTGTCTGATGCTCATGTTGCACTAAAAGAAAACGATGAGATCAGAGTACAGAATACAGGAACTAATAGCACAACTTACATAGCAACAATAGAATTAATACCAGCAGAAGCAATACAATTTCATTCATAGGAGCTAATCAATGCCAGCATTTAAAACTTGTCCTACTTGCCCTTACCCAAAGAAGTGTAAAGCTGCTGGTAAGTGTTTAAGAAAAGCTATGAGAAAGACTAAGAAGAAATGAATTACTTAGAACTTGTCAATGACGTACTAGTAAGGCTTAGAGAGGATGAGGTAACTGCTGTTACTGACACACCTTACTCTAAACTTATTGCTAAGTTTGTCAATGATGCTAAACGATTAGTAGAAGATAGTTATAACTGGAACGCATTGTCTGAAACATTAACGGTTACTACTGCTAATGATCTGTTTAACTATGCAATGACAGGTTCAGGACAACGCTTTAGTGTTATTGATGTAATTAACAGTGAAGATAATGTGTTCCTAGAGTACATGCCTTTTAGTAAGATGAACAACTTGTTCTTGAATCAGACACCACAAAAAGGTTCACCAATGTACTACAACTTTAATGGTGTAGATACTAATGGTGATACACAGGTAGACATCTATCCTATTCCTGATGGTATTTACAATGTGTTCTTTAATATCTATAAGCCTCAAGCAGCACTAGCAGTTAATGCTGATGAGCTAGATGTACCAGCAGAACCAGTAATTAAATATGCTTATGCTTTGGCTGTAGCAGAGCGTGGTGAAGATGGTGGACTGTCAGCACAAGAAGCTACTGCACTAGCGGATCAGTCACTAGCAGATCACATTGCTATTGAGAATGGTAGGTATCGTGATGAATATCTCTGGCACGCATCGTAATGGCTAAACCGTTACAGACATCAACTATATCAGCACCAGGTTTTCTTGGTGTAAACACACAGGAGAGTAGTGTTGACTTGTCATCAGGTTACGCACTAGAAGCATACAACTGTGTCATAGATCAGTTTGGTCGTATCGGTGCTAGACGTGGATGGCAGAAACAGAACAGTAGTTTAAACACTGACTTGTCTACTAATGACATTGAGTTCTTGTTTGAGTTACCAGAGACAGGTACTGTATTAGCTGGTGGTGACAATAAGTTATTTAGCTTTGCTAGTGGTACGCTGACAACAGAAGTAACTACTACAGTTGTAGATGCAGCAGGAACAGGTACTACTGTTTATAACATTACGGATAACAACTGGATTGGTTCTAGTATTGTCTATGGTGAAGGACCAGACATTAGTCCTCATGCTTATGTGTGTCAGGCTAGTCATCTGCCTTTAGTGTATCACAAGGTTGGTTCTGGTCATGCACACACAGGTAGTTATGGTTTTCAAAGGTTAATGGATGTTGGTACTGTTCCTTCTACTTATGCGTCAGCTTCTGACTTTACACCTAACTTTGTATTAGGAGCGTATGGACGTACTTGGTGGGCAGATATTGCTAACGACTCACAGACTGTGTACTTCAGCGCACTACTGGACGGAACAAACCTGTCTACTGGTGATTCAGGTTACTTATCTTTGGTAGATGTATTTCCTAATGGTGACGAGGTAGTAGGTCTAGCAGCACATAACGGTTTCTTAATTATCTTTGGTAAGAGAAACATTGCAGTTTACGCTAACCCTATTGATGTAACACGATTAGAGTTAGTTGACTTGATTGCTAACGTAGGATGTATTGCAAGAGATAGTATCGTTAATACTGGTACTGATGTAATGTTCTTGTCAGACACTGGTGTAAGAAGTATTGCTCGTGTCATTCAGGAAAAGTCAGCACCTATTAACGATATATCTTTTAACGTCAGAGATGACATTGTTGCTTTTGCAGCTTCAGAGTCTGACAAAGAAAGAATCAAAGCTGCTTATTATCCTAAAGATGCTTTTTATATCTTGACACTACCTACATCTAAGTATGTGTATTGTTTTGATCTAAGAGGTAGGCTGCAGAATGGAGCAGCACGAGTAACTATTTGGGACAGCATCGAACCTAAGTCATTGTGTGTTACTTACACAGGTGATTTATTGATAGGTAAAGAAGGATACATTGGTAAATACTTTGGGTTTATTGATAACGAGTCTACTTATCGTCTTAGGTATTACACAAACTACTTTGACTTAGGTAGTCCAACAACAGTTAAGTTTTTAAAGAAAGCTAACTTTGTAGCTATTGGTGGTGTTGGTCAGGCAGTAGCGTTGAAGTATGGTTTTGATTATGTCAACTCTTATAGGTCTATAACTAAAACATTGTCAACAGGTAATGTATACGAGTACAACATTGGTGAGTATGCTATTGCTGAATTTTCTAGTGGTTTGGTTCTTGACAAAGTTGAATCTAATCTAGGTGGTTCAGGTTCAATCTTACAGTTAGGTTTTGAATCTGAAATTAATGCAGCACCTTTGTCGCTACAAAAGATAGATGTTTATGTAAAAGCAGGAAAGACAGTCTAAGGAAGAAATATGTCTAATTATACAAAAGCTACTAACTTTACACAGAAAGATGGATTGTCCTCTGGTGATCCTAATAAGATTATTAAAGGATCTGAGATTGACGTAGAGTATTCTGCTATTGCATCAGCAGTTAATTCTAAAGCTGACAGTGATAGTCCTACGTTTACAGGTACACCAGCAGCACCAACAGCTACAGCAGGAACTAACAGCACACAGATTGCTAGTACAGCGTTTGTAACTACAGCTATTACAGCGCAAGGACTAGGGACTATTGCAACACAAGACTCAGATAGCGTTGCAGTAACAGGAGGTACAGCATCAGGATTAACAATTACATCATCAACAGTAGAAGGACATACCGTAGGTTCTAATGCTACTGGTACTAAAACAGTATCAACTGCTAGTCCTAGTGGTGGATCAGACGGAGACATTTGGTATAAAGTAGTATGACTGTATCTGTTAAACATTCTGGAACTATTAAAGATCCTCTTGAAATCTTTGTTAAAGATTCAGGGACTTGGAAAACTGTTGACGAAATTCATGTTAAGCAAAACGGAATATGGAAACAGGCTTATCCAGCAGTAGGTACTCAAACGTTTAGTACAGCAGGTACTCATTCATTTGTAGTGCCTCAAGGTATTTATAGTTTAAGTATGCCTATTATGTCTGGTGGAGGTGGAGGTGGTGCAACAGGTTATCACAGTGGTGACTGTCACTCAGGTTTTGCAGGCAGTGCTGGAGCAGCTTACACATCGTCAGACAACATAACAATATCTGTGACACCTGGAGAAACACTTACAGTTATTGTAGGTGCAGGCGGAGCAGGAGGTTGTTGTTGGGCTTTCCAAGCACCTCAAGTTTGTGGTGTTACTGGTAGCACAACATACGTTAAACGTGGAGCAACTACTTTGTATTCACGATCAGGTGGTGCTAGAGGTTGCGGTATTTACGGTATTCATACTGATTTTACTTCTCCTGGTGGTACTAACGGTACTGGTTATGGTACAGGAGGTACTGGCGGTAGTTGTACAGGAAACGGTGGAGCAGGTGTAGCAGGAGCAGTTCAGTTCTCATGGTCATAATTCCAACAGCAACTCCTAAAGAGTTAGAAGAAAAGCGTAAAGAAATCTGTAACAACTGTGAAAAGAATAAGATAGGTATTTGTACTAAGTGTGGTTGTGTTATTAAATTTAAAGTTAAGTTTGAACAAAATCAATGTCCGTTAGGTAAATGGTAAAAGGGTAAAACTATGATAGGCGCAATAGCAGGATCAGTCATAGGTGGACTGATGGCAAACAGAGCAGCAAGTAAACAAGCTGCTGCCATGCAACAACAAGGAGCAGCGCAGTTAGAAGCTGCTAGAATTGCTGCTGAAGAAGCTCGTTTTAGACCGGTAGGGATTACTACTCGGTTTGCTTCTGCTACCCCTCAGTTTACTGGTGGTCGTTTAAGTGGTTATTCTTACGAAGCTGCTCCTGAACTAAAAGCATTACAAGACCAACTATCAGGTATCTATGGTCCTAGTTTGTTGCAAGCCGAACAAGCTGCTGCTGCAATGCCTCAGTTTCAACAAGCTGCTCAAGGATTGTTTGCGTTAGGTCAAGCAGAAGTACCGCAAAGTAGAGAACAAATACTACAACAGCAACGTGATCTATTACGTCCTTATGACATTGAACAAGAACAACGATTAGCTGCTGGAGTGTTTGGTCGTGGTCGTGGTGGACTTAGTGTAGGTACTGGAGGACAACCAGAACTACAAGCATTAGCTGAGTCAAGAAAACGTAGAGATTTAGAAATGCTTGCTAACGTAGATCAAACCTTTATGAATAGAGCAGCACAAGCAGCAGGTTTGTTTGGTCAAGGTGCTGGTCTACTTGGCACAGGTTATCAAATGCAACAAGCTGCGTTGTCACCATTCCAGAGTCAATTCCAGTTAGCTACACAACTAGAAGATGTAGCAAGACAGCCTATGGATATAGGAACTGCATTAGGACAAAAAGTAACAAGTGCTAATGCTAGGGCTGGAGAACTAATGGGTCAGGGTATGAGTGCTGCTGCTAACTTGCAGTCTCAAGCTGCACAAGCTAAAGCATCTGGATTAGCTTCACTTGGTCAAGGTATTGCAGGACTAGGTAGACAATATGACCAAAACGTATTGTTTGAAGACTGGATGAATAGAGCATTTCCTACAACACCTGCGCCTATTGAAGAACGATCATTAGGGGGAGGAATGACTACAGGTATTAATTTAGCAGGAGGACTTGGATTTCCTAGTTCCTCTTCTGGTTTTCCTTATATTAAATAAATAGGTAAGAACAATGGCTGATTCTTTATTTGGACCTTCACCAGCAGAGGTCATGTATGCTAGGCAAAAAGAGCTAACAGACCAACAAAACAGACAATACGAAGCTATGTTAGCAACGGCTTCAACACCAGCAGAACGTAACTATATGCTGGCAGGTAATCTTTTGTCGCAAGCAATATCGCCTTTATTTAATGCTGGTAGACAAGATCCTATGTTGCAAAAAGCTACTGCAACTCAATCTATTTTGTCTAAATACGGTCCAGATGCAATTAACAATCCCGACTCTTTAAATACAATGGCAAGAGAATTTGCAGCAGTAGGGATGCAAAATGAGGCTTTTCAGTTAGCTCAAATGGCTAATGAGTTAGTAAAAAATAAACCAGATCAATTTATAACTGCATCTGGTGAAAGAATAATGGAATTGTTTGGTAATCAAATTAGTGGTCTTAGCGAATTTGCTACTTATCGAGTAAACACTAAAACAGGAGATATTAAAGAAATAGGATCTGAGATTACTATTGGAACAATACCTGCTGGAACAAGATTAGTTAGAACAAAAGACGGTCTTGAACTACAAAAAATAAAAGATGTTGAATCAGAAGAACAACAATTTGCACAAGCTGTAGATGCAGCAACTCTTGCAGCACAGAGTAGACGTAATGTTTCTGATGCTATAAGAATTATTGAAGAAAACGATTACACCAGATTTTTAGATGGAGCGTTTATAAGATGGTTAGCACCTGGTAGTTGGGCAAATAAAATTGTTCCAACTCAAGTAGGTAATTTACACGCAGCAATTAAATCTCTAAACTCTCAAATAGCTTTGGGAGCATTAGCTAGATTAAAATCATTGTCTTCTACGGGAGCAAGTGGATTAGGTGCTGTTAACATGAGGGAATGGAGTGCATTAGAAAGCAGTATTCTTTCTTTAGATCCAAATGTTTTAACTGCATCACAACTTTATGCAAACTTAAAACGAATAGATCAGCAATTTAAATCTATTATTAACAAAGTTGTTAACCAAGAAGACAAAGAAAAAGCAGCGCAAGGTCTACGATTGTTAAGAGAATCAGGAATTGTAGACGAGTATTTTGATACTTCTGGTGGCGATAGTAGTGGCGGGGATTCAAAAACTCCTGATAATTCGTCTGACGATAATGATCCTTTAGGAATTTTAACGTAATGGCTACTTTTCAAGAAGTAAGAACAAAGTTTCCTCAGTACAGCAATCTTTCTGATGGAGAGTTTGCTTATAGACTTTGGGACAAAAAGTACAAAGACAAATTAGCTATGGGTCAGTTTGCTGATGCGTTAAATATGTCTCAAGATCAATTTGGTCAAATGATTGGTTATGGTAAGTCAGTTGGCTATGAACCTACTGAAATGTCAGGATCAACATGGGACGACACTGATAAACGATTATTTCAAATGTTTGAAGGTCAGACACTTTCTTGGGGTGATGAGGTTGTTGCCGGTGCTGTAGCAACTATAGATACTATCGGTAACATAGTTAAAGGAAGACCACACGATTGGAAAAAAACATATAGCACTTATAAAGCTGA